TGAACACCGTATCGCCCTGCACGACCTGCTGTTCGGTGACGCGCAGATTGCTGGCCACCGGTCGCGTCTGGAGCAGTGAGCCATTGGGCGGCGGGATGTACTGGCCAGACTCGACGTACCGCCAGAACTCCGGGCCTTCCGGCACCACCGAAACCGAGGCCCCCTTGAGGTCGGACTCCGGCTCAATGCCAACAACGCGCACGCGGTAGCCCGGTGTCTGCTTGAAATCGAAGATCCAGATGGTGTCGTGGGCCGGGTTCTCGTCGGTGTTGCCCGGCAGCGGCGCGTCAGCTGGCCATGGGTCAGCCAGCCGGATCTGGTCTGTCTCGCCGGCGAAAGTGGCGACACGAAAGACTCGGTACACCAGTTCGCCAGGGATGCGCAGCCCGATGAAGCTGTTGCCCGTGGCCGGTGCACGCACGTGGTCGTCCAGCTCCAGGACTACGGTGGAATCATCCCGGGTGGCTGACACCAGCCGGCCGCCGAAGCCCCACTGGGTCAGGTCGTGCTGCAGAGCGAGCACCGACATGCGTCGGTAACTCAGATGCTCGATATCCGTGCTGAAGGAGATGTCCTTGTACTGGTACAGGGACTGCGCCAGGTGATATCGGGCCATCTTGGCCGCGTGTTCCTCGGTGGTGATGCCCTCGCCCGATACCTGCGCCGGGTTCAGCATTGTCTGAACGCCGGGCGCAGTCACCCTGAGCGTTTTGGTCGACCAGTCCGAGCGGTCCACATAGGTGAACTCGATGCCATCTGCCGCATTGGCCAGCGTGTAATCGATCTGGAACTGACCCTTCTTGATCGTGGCCATGTTGACCACACCCGACAGCGGCTGCTCGTCCGCCGCCCATACTACCGACAGGCGACCAGCCGCCCACGTCACATTGCCGAAGCCTGCGAGTGCTATCGCCTGCAGTACGTCGTCGTGGCTGCGCGTGTCACGAATCACGTTGTCGTAGGTGTACTTGGACGCTGCGCAGTGCAACATGAACGCCTGCAGCGCCGCGATATCGATCTGGGCATCGAGCAGGCCCAGCCCCGCGATCAGGTTGCCGGCTGGATCGCGAATTCCGCGCGCGTACGCAAGGATTTGAGCGCCAGGGTTGCTGGATTCTTCGGTTGCCCATTGGGTGCCCTTCCACACCGGTATCGGTGCGGCATAGGCCACGCAGCGCAGCTCGTCAGGAGCACCGTTTAGCTGGCCAGTGGCCTTGATACGGATACCGATGCGGGGGATACCCGCGTAGCTAGCAGTGTCTGTCTGGATGCTCTTCAGGGTGGACCACGTGAAGTCACTGGTGGCTCCCGACCCATCCGTGTTACGGCCTGCAATGCGCGTGCGCACTTCGTACTGGCCCGGGTCAACGTCAAGGGCGTACGTCCGACGCTGTTGCTTCTGGCTCTGGCTGATCAGGGCGAAGTTTCCGAACACGCGCCAGTCAGTAGCCCCAACCGCTCGGTACTGGACTTGGATCGTCTCCTGGTTGTCCTTCGGCTTGCCCTTGCTGGTGGTGTCGAACAGCATGAAGTCGAAGTCGAGCTGCAGCCGGATGGTGCTTGCCGAGCTGGTTCTCTGAACCCATGCGCTGGGCTTGCCTTTCTCTGCCTCGAGCGCGCCACCGGCGA